AGAGAGTTGGCGTCAGCGATCCCTGCGGATTGCCGATGATGTAATTGCCACCGGCATCTTTGGTCAGCTCAATCTTCGTCCAATCAATTGGATTGAGGACAAAAGCTGTGGCCGGATACTCAGCAAGAACAACCTGAAGGATTGCGAGGCGCAGGCGGTCAATACCTGTTGCGCCTGGCAAAGTGAAGGCCGGGCTAAACGCAGTTGCCTGAGGAACCAGACCGTGAATGTTCTGACCGGTGCCAGATCCATTGAGCAGCTGGTTTTCTTCCGCGAAGCGCAGACCGTAACGAGCACGGCCATCGATATAGGAACGAAGAGCCGGTGCATCGTCCAGGATCTGGCGCGAAGCCTTGAACAGATGAGCAATAGTGCGAACCGGCGCAGAAGTCATATCGAACGTCAGGTCCGAATATGGCTTTGCAGTCGTTTCAGCGACAGGAGCCGCATTGTTCGTGTAGCCGGTTTCCTTCACGTACTCGATAGAGCTCGAAGAAGTCTGGCCCGGAAGCACAAGATCTCGAATTGTGAGAGTACGCTCTGGCAGACCAAAGATGCCCGGCACTCGTGCGCCTGGTACGAGCGAAGTGCCCTGACTACGACCAGCGCCGACCGTGGTGTTGGCCGAAGTGATTGCAGCGCGATCTGCCGTTACCTTGATCGAACCGCGAGACGATCCGGTCAACATGCCCGCTTTATAGTCGGCAGAATCGATAACCAGATCGCCGAGCGACTTCTGTTCGTTCGCTCCGTCTTCCTTTTCACGGGCGGCACGCTTTTCTAGGTCGCCGAGACGTGTGGTCATGTCGCCGAGTTCACAAAGGGCCTTGTCGGTCTTTTCCTTGAGCTCAGCAGAAACTTCGCCGTTAGCAGCAAGTTTCGACGTAAAGTCTACAGCGAGATTGCCAACCTGCTCCTTGATGGAGGCAAGCGAAGTACCAAGCTCGCCGATTTTATCGGCAAGTACATTATCAGCCATGTGTGGCTCCTTAATTTTTGAAGAGTGGTGTGTTTGCTTCGGCCAAAAGCCGGTTTAGGGCTGCCAAAGCAGCAGCATCCGTCTCGACGTCAGGAGCCCCCTGACCTTCCTTGAGGTAGAGCCGAGCGGCCCGCTCTGCCTCAGAATTCGATAGGTTTAGAAGACCCTTCAAACCATTCTCGAATTCGCGTTTGGTAATCTGTTCGCCTGTTGCCATTTTCGAGGCAAGAAGCGTAGCAGCATCGGCCTTAGCGGCGTTAGATGCTTTAACCCGGCGCACATATGCTGGCTCGGTATCGGCGCCAAAGCGTGCAAGTGTCTCGTCAAGCGTTGCGACACGATCAGCCATACCCAGCTCGATGAGCTTTTCTGAGTAGAAAACCCGGCCCTGACCGAAGTCGGCTTCGACGCGCGCTTTTGTGATACCGCGACCATCGGCAACGCTTGTTAGGAAGCGTTCATATGAGCGATTTACGCTTTCCTGAATGTAAGCCAACGTTTCCTTGCCAAGCGGCTCAGTTTCGTTGCCTTCGACCTTGTGCTTGCCAGCGGAAATATACGTCCGCTTGACGCCGGCCTTATCCAATGCAGCGGAAATGTCATCATGCGCTGTGTATACACCGATCGAACCGGCACGGCCCGACGGCGTAACAACGATCTCGTCAGCGGACGACGCCAGCCAGTACGCGGCACTTGCGGCAAGGCTGTTTACTTGCGCGATGATCGGCTTTTCGCCGCCGCGTAGCTTGCGGATCTCGGTGGCAAGTTCGTCGGTACCGGGAACGGAACCGCCAGGGCTATCAACATCAAGCACGACAGCCTTTACATCATCATTAGACAGCGCCTTGTGAAGCTGCCGCTTGATGCCGGCATATGAAGTGCCTCCGCTCATCGCAGAAAACATGTCCATACGGTCAGAGAGCACCCCATAGACAGGGATCACAGCGACCTTGCCGTCGGTTTCCGCGATCTCTTTCGCCCGAGCATCCGAAACAGCAGCAGCGAATTCTGACGTCACAAACTTATCGCCGGCAGCACGAGCTGCAATAACATCCGCAAGAACTGCCAGTTTTTCGCGCTGAATCGCCCACGGCTCAGCCTCAAAGGCTGTCAAAATGTGTTCGAATTTCATAAAGTATCCTTAAGTAGCGCGCGTGTCCGGCGCGTCATCAAGTGATGGTCCGCCGTTATGGCCGATGCCGTGCAAGGGTTGCATTGTTCCGTTGACGATGAGCTCGTTACCGCCAGGCATTTCAGCCTTATTTTCATAGGATCGAGCTTCGTTCGGCGTATAAATGCCGTTCTGAACCATCCGTTGAAGGAATTCAGCGCGCGCTTGGCTATCGCCTCTCAGCAAGCCTTCCATATTGAACTTTACAACAGTCGTTTTGCGCGTCTTTGCGTCCAGCAAATCTCGATAGACTGCCGATTCAATGCTGCGCAGTAACGGAGTAAGGCAGGTCTTGGTGAATTGCAGTATTAGCTGCTCGATCCCGCTGCCCCATGTCGTTGTGCCATTTGAGGCATGCCCGATCATTACCGGAGGAACACCAAAGATACGGCAGATCTGCTCAACGCTGAACTGGCGCGTTTCGAGCATCTGTGCGTCTTGCGGATTGATTGTCAGCTGCTGGTATTTAAGCCCAGCTTCTAGAACAGCAATCTTACCGGCCTTATCAGACCCGGCGAACTGGCCAAGTACCTCACCGAGCTGTTTGCGCTGATCTGACTTAAGGATCTGGTCAGATGAAAGAACGCCCGCAACCTGCATGCCGTTGGCAAACATTTTGCCAGCCGTCTTTTCACCCGCAAGTGCGTTGCCGACAGTGTTCCGGACAACGCCAATTGGCGAAAGACCGCGATCACAGCCGGGAATGACCATGCCGCGGACATGAAACATCTTGTCTTCGCTGATACGACGGATTGTGCCTGACTTGCCTTTGGCGGTTTCGGTCACTTCGTAGTATCGATTGTTTCGATCGTCACGGCAGACCTTAACGGCGAGCGGATGAAACGGATTCAAGGCCGTAAGTCGGCCGCCGTTCATCTTCTTTTCCGCAAAGAAGTTGCCGTCCAGACAAAGGCACATCGCAACCATGGCCCAAAAATCGGACGCGGTGTCGTCAAGATTGGGCATATCGTGGAGTAGCTCATACAGAACGTTTTCACGATCGATGGTGACGCCGTCGTCCTTGAACACGTTGCATGGCAGCGTTTTCACAGAATTAGCTACTAGATTGACGCACGCCCATACGGCATCGAGCTCAAGAGCCTTTTCATACGTTACTGTCTCACCTGCAGTCGTTCCAAGGCCGAAGAAACCTCGCCAGAACTCGCCGTCGGTGAGCTTGATGGGCTTTCCGACCCATCTATCAATGAAGCCCATATTCTCCCCGTCGTGAGTTAGGCGATGACGACCATGTTATTGATAAAGTCATCGAGGTTTTCTTCTGGCTCAATCGGCGTATCCATCGCAGCACCAATAGCCATTGCCAATGCGACGGCTGCATCGATGCGCACCGAAGCTTTCGTTTTGACAAACCATCGGTTTTCCTGCGGATCGTGATCGAACGTGGCGCCCATGAGCGCAGTCATCAACACCGGGTTTCGCAGTAAACGAATGCGCCCGTCGATGATCATATCTTCTAGTGCCAGCACTGAACCCGGCATCCACAAGCCTTGCGGCGATGGCAGGCCAGCGGCTTTAGCGGCTTCGACCTTGGATGGTTCAGGCTTAGCCCTGACCTTACCGCCCTGCGGATGTGCAACATGGTCGACTTCAATGCCGAGCGCGTCCACTTCTTCGCGAAACTTGTCGTATGCATAGCGGTCGTAAGCTATAGCTTTGATTTCGAACTGCTGATCAAGCTGTTGAAGGCGTGCCGCAACGAAGTCATATCGGACACGTTTGCCCGGAGTGGCATTGAGCCAGCCTTGCTGCACCCATAACTCATATGGCGCTTTGTCGGCTTGCGCTCTGGCTTGCAGCGTTTCCTGTGGCGTCCAGGCCTCAACCCACGCATCAAAGGTGGGCAGACTGACTGTAGCTCCGTCTTCACGTTCCATTTCCATGAAACCCGTAGGAACCACGCAGGCAAGAACAGTCATATCCTTACTGCCCGAAAGGTCAACACCCATGAAAACCGGCTTGTCAGCATGATCTTCTTCAGGGTCGAAGTCGTCCATCACGCTTTCGACAGTCTCACGTGGCATCCATGCCTTATCGGCATCGGTCCAGCAGCAAAAGTGCAGGCGCAAAATGCCGTTCAGCTTGCCCGGCATTTGTTTTGCCTGAGCAACGACGCCTGCAAGATATTCCTGCGTCAGGATTACGCCTAGAAGTGGATTAGCTTTCTTCCAGCAATTCGGATCATTCAGAGGGTCATCGCCCTTATCGAGCGCGCAAACCCATGCAAACGTCGTGTCGTCGATGACTTCACCGACGTAGTTAAACACCTCGTCTGGCGTCTGCGTCCCGGCTGCAACCCGAACTGCGTGCTCGTGCTCTTCCCAGCAGATACTGTTCTTGTCGCTGCCAGAGTTTGTAATCATCAAAAGCAACGGCTGGCGACGAAACTTAAAGCCACGCTCCAGCATTTCCATCGTCGATCGGTCTGGATGCTCGTGCACCTCATCGCAAAGCGCGAAATGAGGACGAGGACCAGAACCCGACTTGCCTGAATCCTTCGAGATCGGACGGAAGAACGACTGCGATTTGTGGTGCGCGATATTGAACTCGCGACCAATACCGCCGCTGAACTTCACGCGCTGCATCAAAGCAGGTGCAGCTCGCGCCATTTTCACAGCGTCCTGAAACAGAATGCCGGCCTGTTCTTTCTTGGCAGCGGCGGCATATATTTGCGCGCCAGCTTCCTTGTCGGCGATCAATCCGAATAGGCCGACACCGCCAGCGAATGGAGACTTGCCGTTGCCCTTGCCTTCTTCGATGTACGCACGGCGAAAACGGCGGGAACCGTCCTCACGCTTCCAACCGAACAATGAACCGAGCTTGAAGGCTTGCGATGCGTGAAGTTTAAAGGGCTTGCCTTCAAACTGGCCTTCTGAAAGCTTCAAGCGTTCTTCGAAGAAGCGAAACACGCGATCCGCCTCCTCGTCGTCAAACCACAGCCCGCGCTCATGGCATGTCGCCAGATCGTCGAAATGACGCTGGCAAGCGTTCCGAACGTGCGGGCCTGCAATCTCAGTGCCGTCAAGGACAGCTTGCGCGTAAGCGCTCACACGCTCCAGCGCAGGCATATCAGTCAAGCAGATCATCCTTCTCGTCGCCGTCGTCGCCAGTCGCAACTTTCGATGCGTCCGCAGGCGTTGCGCCCATCTGGCCAAGCATCTGACGCAGCAAGTTCATCGCCTGCACGCCAACTTCTTGCCCAGCCATGATGCGGCCCTGAATATTAGCAGCCATCCCAACCAGCGTGC